CGAGTGCCGCCAGTAGAGGAAGATCCTCCACCGCTAGAGCCTGCTGCAGGGGTTTTCTTAACGTATACACCGGCTTTGCTGAGAATCATTCGTACACCATTTGGTGACTCTTCATACTCATCTGCGATGTCTTTGACAATCTCCATAGAGGTTTCTGGAGTTGGTTCTGCTTCTTCATATGCTGCGATAACAGCAGCTTTCTTGTCATCATCCCACGCCATATTGCGCTTCCTTCTTGTTGTTGATCGAGACCCTGGGCAAGAACCCAGGGATTCCAGTTGTTGTAAATAAAATCGGTCGCCCATTGGTTTCCTTAATTATGAACGATTATTATAGCGAATTTTAACATCGCTGTCAAGAATTATTTTTAGATAGGTGCGCCGACAATTTCTGCTTCAGCAGCTATTCGTGTTTGCTCTTCATACCAGTCTTGCATTTCTTCCCAACGAAAGAACTGTTGCGCTTCATAGCACCAAAAAATTGCTTGATAATAAGGATCGTTACTTCTATCCAGTCGTGAGTTCAAAGGATACTCCTCGTCGTGTAAGTTCATTTCTCACCTTCTGCTTTATCTTTGGCTTTGAAGCTCCGCTCTCTAAATAATCGAGCAGCTCTTGTGTAGGCATAGCGTGCATGTAATAGTGAACAGTTTGAACTCCACCACCGCGCTTGCGTACTTTTGTTGTTGGTCTAAATTTTACTGGCATTCTTACTCCTATAAGTTTTCTAAGTTAATTCCGTACTCTTCCAAGTGGGAGAGCTTTCCTAAATCGTAGGCCAGAGCAAAGGCGTAAAAGCCGCCGGTATCTGGCATATCCCATAATTCTGCATCTGTAGATGCTTTTTGTCGAACATGAATACTATAGCACTCACACCCATATTTTTCTATATAATCAACTGTATTCAAGCCTGATCGACTATCTTGATAGTCTTTTGACATATGTCGATCTATAACTGCTGGAGCATGGTGGTTTGCAGACCATACAACTTCTCCAACTGTAAAAGATTCGGCAACACACTCATCTGGAAGAAAGTATTCTTGTTTACGATCTTCTACCTTTGTAGGACGTTGTGGTACTCCGATTCTTTCTAAAATGCTTTTCACAAAAGCGGGCGAACGATATAATCCTTTTGAAATGTTACTTACATTTTCTCCAGAAAGATACTCACGAATAATATCCTGTATCTCGTCTGGTCTTGCTCCTCTGCCCCGATTCTGTGAAACTCTTTTCGCACGATACTCTTTTTGGTCGTGATAGTCCTCAAGTATTTTACTAAGACGTGTAGTATTGTACGAGATGTTTAATATGTTGCAGGCTTCTCGCTTTGTTATCGGCTTCGTAGAGTCTGTCGGATTCAAAAGATTGATCACGTGCTTGATGTTGTTGCTCGTCAGATTCTCGTGGCTCTTCTTCTTCAATCTTGGCATTTTCTAATTCTATCTCCAACTTAAATAATAAACAACATATAGCGTGTGCTAGATGTGATAACCCAGACTCTGGATCAAGGTCTTCAGAATCCAGATGTGCAAAAATATGCCGAAGAGCGCCAGAGCTATACCTGGACTGTAAATCTTCAAGTTTTCTCCAATTTTCTTCATCATATTTTTGTGCACCAAATGTTAATACTTTTGCTACTTCATTTATAGCTTTTGGAGGAAGTAAATGCATTTTCGGCTTCTCTCCGTCATATTTAACGCCATCCACGTTGTATTCTCTCCTTTGCAACTTTTAGCGATACTATACTTCCGTAAAGCGGAGAAGAGAGTCGTTGGCCTACTGCCTGTAAATATCTTGCTCTCGCATTGCGGTCTTTGTGCTTGTCGCAATAAACTGCATACTCTACTTGATGCGCTTCAAGTTCCATTATAAACCGAAACGCTTCGTCTGTCAAGTATTTTTCCCACCATTGCTCTATTTCTTTTGCTTGTTGTTCTTCATGAATACTCTCGTGTGCGAACAATTCATCGGATATATAAACCCCGCTGGGATTGTAAATAATGTCTCCCCACGTAAATATCTCGCGTCCTTTGAGTTCAAATGTCTCTCGTATTCTTTCAATGATAGGAGGGTATTCTTCAACTATTTTCATGCATCACTATACCGTCAAGTGTGTTTAAGTACTCGCATGCTTCTTCGTAGTCATTGAACTGTCTTTCCATGATTATTGCATCATCCTTAAAACTGACTACTCTCCAGCGAGGAACACCATCTGCAAAGTGAACCTCCCACATTTTATTTCCATCTTCCATTATTTTGCATTCCCTAAATCTGTGAGCATCCAGCCTTTAATTGTGGATACCCGTATATCTTGAAAAGTGTTTGTGTTTAGATCCCGAACTACGATTGTATCGCTTTTGGGATTTTGCTTGAAAGCAACCCCGTTGAGAGTTGCTTCAATCACTTCTAGTCTTTTTGAATTGACTGTTTCATAAGTGATTCTTACGTCATTCCCTGATTCAAGCATACGAAAGAGTGCTTCCATTATGCAACCCTACACTCACATATTAAATGAACGCCATGCTGCCTACAAATCTTTATTTGCTTATCATAACACTTTACATGGTCAGGAGTCATGTAGTCCCACTGACTTGGTTTACCAGTATAAGTACTGCATCCGAATAGAAAACAGACTACTACTGCAATAACTATTAATCCTCTCATATGTTTATTTGATCCCACATTCTAAGTCTTAGAGCGCGTTCAACATCTCTTCTACTTTGACAAGAGCAGTATACATTTTCATACTTTACGATAGTCTCTGGATCGGGACCATCACATACTTTTATCTTAGTACTCGGACAATTAACGCTTCTGTCTATCTTTGTTTTAGTTTCTGTGAGAATACTTCCTACGGTTGTAGGTTTATTCGCACATCCAATTAATATAAATATACTACTAACGAGTAATACGTTCTTCATAGCTTGCTTCTTCTTCATTCCACCACGGTGGCTTTTCCCGATATTTCCAGGATGCAAAGGTTGCTTTGTCTTTGTGATAAAAAAGTCGGTAGGCTTCTATTGCGTCTTCTCCTTTAAGCTCATCTGGCATAGCCTGAGCAAATGGAGTGAGTCCAATTCTTGGTATTGATACGGGCTCAGGTAGCTTAAGTGTGACTTCACACACTGATTTATGGCTTTTTCCGTATCGGTATCCATACTCATCATTGAGAGCGATTGCATAGCAATGTAGCCATTCGTGATTATCAAGACTAGTACGAGCCCAGATAGTGCAAGGATGGTTGTGCATTGTTGGAAGATAGGGGAAGTCCCTCGGTTCATTTTTCTTTTTCTCTCGCAATACTGCAAGTTGCTCTTTGGATAGTTTCTCTGGTACATAACCAAAGTACTTATCTACCCACATATTTGTACAGAGCATTTGTGCTGCTTCAAGCGGCATCTTTATGATGTGCTTATCAACGTGGTACTCTGCACAGCGATCTAAATCTTCGTCAAGTATAAAAATATTCATGCCAGTATTATACTGGATTTAAGGATAGTTGTCAAGAAACTTTTTCAAGTCTGCTCATTAATCTTTCGGCACGTTTAGTTACTTGTTTGTGCCAACGAGAGTCTCGTCCCTCTACTGCAGCTTCTTTCCAGTCTTCTTTTTTGAGAGCTGCCATCATTTTCTTAAATTTGCCTAGTCTTGGTCTACCTAGATTAAACATCATGTTTACAAGTATTTCTTGTACTTCACCAGGAAAATCTTCAAAGTAATCTTCTCCATAAAGTATAACACACTCTCGTACTGCTACATCGCAATCTTCTCGAAAACAGTCCATAACTCTTTGATAGGCTACTTTTGTGCCTACAGATTGTCCATATTCTGGATCAGTTTCTTTTACGAGATGTCCAATACCAAAAGTAGCATAGCCAAGATGGTCCTCATAGATTTCATATACAACGCCTTCATCATACATGAGTTGTTCTCTTAATTTTTCAAAGTTCATAATTTCCTCTTGGTCCTTCTTTGGGATTTGGATCATCGTCATCCATGCCCGTAGCATCCATTTCCCTGTGTCTAGGATTATCTTTAACATCCTCTTCTTCGGCCCCGTACCAATTCCAACGACCATCTATCGGATCGTCGTAGTGTTCGCCATCATTGCCATTTTGTCCAATGATATCCATTCTCTTTTCATCCCAGTCTGAGCCGGAATGAGGATCTATATCTTTGAACAAAGGTGTCTCTGCCTTTTGCTGTTGCTTAATCATTTCTAGTTCGTGATTTGTATTTGCTTGCATTCTTCTTTTTGTTTCTTCTTCATAAACCTTCTTTAAACCATCATCCATATTTCTATCCGCTGCTGTGTTCAGTCTTAGCCAAGTTCTTCTTTTCACAAGTTAAACATTCCGAGAACAAAATTTTCAGCGCAATCTTCAGCATACTGCTCACTATGATTGTATAGTCTGCGCACTTCTCGAAGGTAACCTCCTTCTGATAATTTTACATAAAAACCTTGGTCATTTTTATGTACGGAAGCTTTTCTATTTTCATCATCACTCCAATACTCGTGAAGTTTAATGTTTGCCATTTTACTTTTCTCTAGCGATACCTTTTGCTTTTTCATAAGACCTCATTCCACCTAAACCTAACATTCCGAGTAAAACTGGCATCATCGTTTCCAGTTCTATGAGAGGCACTACTACAGGGCTTCCTGTCAGTGCCAGTACAAAATTTGTCATGGGTACTATAATAAAGTTGGACAACATACCCAAACCACATATCCAACCAATTGCAGGTCTCCATCCTGCTACAAACAAGGACTTATGTGCTGCCTCTTGTTTGTTTACATCAACCTGTGCCATAATCTGTTGATGGGCTTGCTTCTCTGCAAGTGTTGCTATTTCATGTGCAAGTTTATTAGCCTGATCTTTATCTTCAATAAACTCTGATACTAGACCTGTTACTGGTCCTACTAATTCTTTGATAAATCCTAATGCCATACTATCTCTCCAAGGCAAAAAGGCGGGGAGACCCCGCCCGTCCTTTAAGCTGCAACGGCGGCTGTGATAAGAACACTAAGTAGAGCTGCATAGCTCCATAGTGCCTCGCACAAATAACCATCACAATCTTTTAGGTACCTTTTGATTGCTTTCATTTAATTACTCAATGTCAATGACTCTTGGTCTATCTTCTTCTGGCACAAGTTGTTCCAGATCTATACAAAGTAGGCCTTTATTCATGTAAGCTTTGTTAAGTAGAATATGCTGACCCATTGTGAAAGTTCGGGTAAACTCTTTTCCACTCAACCCCTTGTAGACGAATGACTCATCTTTGTTTTCCGTTTGTTGCTTACATAGCCCTTGTACAGTAAGAGTGTCTTTGTGTAAAGAAATCTCTATGTCTGACTTATTCCACCCAGGAACTGCCAGTTCAACTCTGTATCCATTGAGCGTTTTCACGATATTATAGCGCGGATATTGCGCATCTACATTGTGATTTAAGTTCTCAAAACGGTCAAACCCCAGAAAAAACTTCGGGAAGTCTGCCATATTCAATCTTGCTAGATTGTTCATTGGTTTCTCCTTTGTGTCCTTGCGGTACACATCTGCGAGCCCTTTCGGAACTCTAAGTTACGTATTGTCATTTTGGGCGTTAAGGTGCTCCGACCTGTAGGCATTCTCAAGTTGTTCTTCAACTGTAGTGAGTCTGCTTTTCATCCAATTAATTGCAGTATGTATGTGTCCTGTAGAGGACGGTCGTACTTGTGTCTCTGCATAAGCGATTTCTCTGCGTATGCAGTTAGCTAATAATTCTTTTTCGGTAATAGTCATTGTTTACCTTCTAGTTGTTGTACTCGCATTGCCATCCATCGTATTGCTGATTGAATGTCCCCTTTTGTGCCTGGCTTTACTAAAGCCATTGCAAATTCTATTTCTTTTCTTAATGCCATAGCTATTAGCTCTGGCTCTAAACTTGCTTCGCTCACCATTACTCCGAGTCAAATTCTATGACGCCAGCACTTTCAAGCTGGTCGAGAGTGGCTTCTATTCCCTTGCGTACGCCTGTCTTATAGGAAGTCCATACAGCACCTACTATGCAAGCCATCATTATTAAAACTATCTCTGGTGCTATCATGTACCTTTCCTTATTGAATCACTGTTTTTTGGTTAAAATTTCGATTTAAAGGATATTATACAGTACAAAAACTTTGAAGTCAAGAAATATTTTTTGAGAGTTTGGGAAGAATGTTAAAAATAGTACTTGACTTCGGAGGTTAGATTGAGTATAATATTCAGTCACAGAGAGAAATTTTATGAGAAACTATAAACAACAACCTTGGTCTTACAAGGAAAGGCAGTTACTTACCAATAAATATTATATGGTTAGCACTGATGAACTCCTAAAGTTGTTTCCCAACAGAACACTACAGTCCTGCTCTTCGCAGGCTCTTCGACTTAGGAGGGAAGGATGGCATTTCAAACGGCCACAAAAGCAGTTCTTCTAGTTTCTGCACTACTCTATACTCAACCTGCGGGTGCTCAAGACCTAAAGGAAGAGTTAGATTGTCTTGCTCGCAATATCTATTTTGAGAGCAGAAATCAGCCTCTTGCTGGTAGATTAGCGGTAGGACAAGTAACGATGAATCGTGTAGATTCTCCAAGGTTTCCAAATACAGTTTGTGATGTTGTAATGCAAGGCGGTGAGCGTCTCCATAGATGTCAATTTAGTTGGTACTGCGACGGTGAAGTCGACTTTCCAAGTGATGAGATACGCTTTAGAGAGGCAGCCGACCTTGCGATTACAGTTTATGTTCGAGGCTTTCCTGATCTTACAGAGGGAGCACTCTGGTACCATGCAAACTATATCAAACAGCCTAACTGGGCAAGAAGTAAAACTATAACGGTGAAAATAAATGAACACATCTTCTACAAATAAAAAATCTTTATTACAGGCGTTAGAAGAAATACAGCATGAGATCGCAGAGACAGAAGAGTTGAACTTTGAGAAACTGAACTTTGAAGATGACGACTATTCTGATGATGATGACTATTACCACGAACCTTCTGAAGCAGAAGAGTGGTATGACTTTGATCCGGACTGTTAAGGAGGATTATTGAAAATAAAAGTCAGAAACAATAACGTAAATACTGCTCTTCGTATGCTAAAGCGCAAAACAAAAGAAGAATTAGCACTCTTAAAAGAAAGAGAGTATTTTGAAAAACCGAGTGAGAGTCGCAACAAAGCGAAACAGGCAGCAAAATTAAGAGAGAAACGAAGGCAAAAAGGACAGAGTAATGACAAAAACAAGCAATTTTGAAAAGGTTGGGGACTTTATGGAAGCCTTCGGTCAGAGTGTAGAAATGGAACCTACCTGGCCAGATTTCAATACAAGAGACCTACGACTAGAACTTATATCCGAAGAGTTTAGTGAGCTGTGTCAGGCTATGGAAGATAGAGATATGGTACAGATCGCGGATGCACTTACTGATATTCTCTATGTTGTATATGGAGCAGGGCATACATTTGGAATTGATTTAGATGAATGCTTTGAAGAAGTACATAGAAGTAATATGTCTAAGCTAGGTGACGGCGGACGACCTATCTATCGTGAAGATGGAAAGGTATTGAAAGGTCCAGGTTTCTTTGAGCCAGACTTAGAAGGTATACTGGGAGCACTATGATAGATTGGTTAGCAATATTTGTATTTGTAGTATTTAGTATATTTACTATACTCTCAATTTTTTACTTTCCTGCAGCGTTCATTGAAAAGAAGTGGCCATTTCACGATAAAAAGAAGAAAGGAAACTCAGGAGCCAAATTCGGCTAAGCACTACCGAGGAGGTAGAATGAAGAACAAACTCATGTGGTTTTATTATAGTTGGGATTCTATAATGAACTTAAAGTATAATCCCCTCAGCTACATTCGTGATTCGAGTGTACAAATGTACTTAATGATAGTACTGTCTATACTTTGGACAATGACATTCTGCGGCTTGATAGCAGGCTGGATGAACATACTTCCATTACTGTATGGACATATACTTTTTATATTTTCTACTTACTTTACTTGGTCAGTATTTGCGGATGCAAAGAAAGATCAGAAAGAGTGGTTCCAAAGGTGGGACGAGAAGTATACACTTGCGAAAGCATATGATAATCGAGATAAAACTAAAAATGCTTGCAAGTGGGACTTAGAGATTGAAGCATGACAGACTTTCGTACTTGGTGGCACTATCGCGAAGGCAGAGAGATGACAATTGCAGTGAGTATAGTTCTCGTATTTGTACTCTCTGTATTTGCTCTCTACGATTC